TTTACGTGGTGAGTTTATTCGTGGCTGGGATGACGGGCGTGGAGCTGACAGTGGTCGGGGATTATTAAGCTTTCAAAAAGCCACTCTGGTTGAAAGTTTTGGTCTGGTCAGGTCACCAACCACTGGCTCTTATCGTCTGGTTACCAGACCGACAGAAACTGTTTCTGATAATACGTCTAACTATATGACGACTGATTATGATTCCCGTGAAGGTTTATATTCCCCTGCAACAGCATACCCCTCTATCGAATTGCCACCAACTGGAGCAGGCGCAGGGGCTGGTTTTAGGGTTCGACCAAGGAATATTGCATTTAACTATATTGTGAGGGCTGCATAATGGATAACGCCATATTAAATAGCGAGATTATCGCCACCAAAGCAGGGAATATTACCGTCTATAACTATGATGGTGAAACTCGAGAATATATTTCCACTTCAAATGAATATCTTGCTGTTGGCGTCGGTATCCCTGCATATTCCTGTTTAGATGCCCCTGGCACACATAAGGCGGGTTATGCTATCTGCCGTTCGATGGATTTAAACTCATGGGAATATGTGCCAGACCATCGCGGTGAAATCGTCTATAACACCGAAACGGGAGACGCCAAAGAAATCACAACTCCGGGTGATTACCCCGAAAAAACAACCACTATCGCCCCGTTAACGCCATACGATAAATGGGATGGTGAGAAATGGGTGACGGATACCGAGGCACAGCATAGCGCCGCAGTAGACGCGGCAGAAGCACAACGTCAGTCACTGATTGATACTGCAATGGCTTCCATTAGTCTGATTCAACTGAAATTGCAGGCCGGACGGAAGTTGACGCAGGCAGAAACAACCCGACTTAACGCCGTGCTGGATTACATTGACGCGGTGACGGTAACAGATACCAGCACCGCGCCGGATGTCATCTGGCCTGAACTGCCGGAGGCGTAGGCCATTCAATATCTGGAGCACTGGAAGTATCGACCAGTTCCAGTGCGTCCAGATAATCCAACCACAAATTATATTGCGCCAGTTCCTCACCTTTCAGACGACCAATAGCGGCTTTACCGGGCCATTGCTTACTGTTCATGTGTTCGTTGGCCTGATTAAGCAATAATTGTCTTTCTGATTCTGCCTGTTGAATAAGTTCTTCATGTGATGGTTGAGGTATTTCAGCCCATGTGGGAAAACCATTTACCCCTGCAACTCGGATTTTCCCTTGTGGCGGTTTCGCCATATATTTTACAGAAATGTTATCAGGAATATCTAATGCATCAGCGGGCCATGTTCCATTTACTTCATAAGTATTTTTTAAATTAACAGCATAAAATGCATTTTCCGAAGGGGAATAAATATATTGATTCATATTATCTTCCTATTGCAATAATCATAGTTCCATACAAACCATTTCCGGTTGATACTTTTAAGGTTACTGATGTCCTTGTTGTCGTGTACCCCATAAGTTTAAAGGTCGGAGCAGCCGTTAATGTGCCATCAGACCATAAGGCACTAACAGCAAGTGCACCTGAAGGAAATGCAATAGGGAAATTACCAGTAGTTCCGTTAGTGTCCGCCCCATAAACATTCATCGAAAACATTTGGACAATATGACCACTTGGTAACTGAAACCAGTTTTTGCCAGATGGGAATGCAGACATATCTGGTATCTGATTTNNNTCTCCCAAACCAACGTTTATGAAAATGCAGAAATAACGAGCAAATGGCATCATTCCTGCTTTTGTCAGGGGGATCTACCATGCTTATTGGCTATGTACGCGTATCAACAAATGACCAGAACACAGATCTACAACGTAATGCGCTGAACTGTGCAGGATGCGAGCTGATTTTTGAAGACAAGATAAGCGGCACAAAGTCCGAAAGGCCGGGACTGAAAAAACTGCTCAGGACATTATCGGCAGGTGACACTCTGGTTGTCTGGAAGCTGGATCGGCTGGGGCGTAGTATGCGGCATCTTGTCGTGTTGGTGGAGGAGTTGCGCGAACGAGGCATCAACTTTCGTAGTCTGACGGATTCAATTGATACCAGCACACCAATGGGGCGTTTTTTCTTTCATGTGATGGGTGCCTTGGCTGAAATGGAACGAGAACTGATTGTTGAACGAACAAAAGCTGGACTGGAAGCTGCTCGCGCACAGGGACGAATTGGTGGACGTCGTCCCAAACTTACACCAGAACAATGGGCGCAGGCCGGGCGATTAATTGCATCAGGAGTTCCTCGCCAGAAGGTGGCGATTATCTATGATGTTGGTGTGTCAACTTTGTATAAGAGGTTTCCTGCAGGGGATAAATAAAGTTAAAGACACTTTGTGTACAAAAGAAAGTAAAACAACAGCAACTTGTTGCAATTTTATCATTAAAAGTAGTATTGTCGTGAAAAATTGATTAAAGATTAATATTATGCATGTTTTTGATAACAATGGAATTGAACTGAAAGCTGAGTGTTCGATAGGTGAAGAGGATGGTGTTTATGGTCTAATCCTTGAGTCGTGGGGGCCGGGTGACAGAAACAAAGATTACAATATCGCTCTTGATTATATCATTGAACGGTTGGTTGATTCTGGTGTATCCCAAGTCGTAGTATATCTGGCGTCATCATCAGTCAGAAAACATATGCATTCTTTGGATGAAAGAAAAATCCATCCTGGTGAATATTTTACTTTGATTGGTAATAGCCCCCGCGATATACGCTTGAAGATGTGTGGTTATCAGGCTTATTTTAGTCGTACGGGGAGAAAGGAAATTCCTTCCGGCAATAGAACGAAACGAATATTGATAAATGTTCCAGGTATTTATAGTGACAGTTTTTGGGCGTCTATAATACGTGGAGAACTATCAGAGTTTTCACAGCCTACAGATGATGAATCGCTTCTGAATATGAGGGTTAGTAAATTAATTAAGAAAACGTTGAGTCAACCCGAGGGCTCCAGGAAACCAGTTGAGGTAGAAAGACTACAAAAAGTTTATGTCCGAGACCCGATGGTAAAAGCTTGGATTTTACAGCAAAGTAAAGGTATATGTGAAAACTGTGGTAAAAATGCTCCGTTTTATTTAAATGATGGAAACCCATATTTGGAAGTGCATCATGTAATTCCCCTGTCTTCAGGTGGTGCTGATACAACAGATAACTGTGTTGCCCTTTGTCCGAATTGCCATAGAGAATTGCACTATAGTAAAAATGCAAAAGAACTAATCGAGATGCTTTACGTTAATATAAACCGATTACAGAAATAAAATTATTTATTAAAGTCACATTTAAGACGTAATACCCTACAGGGTAAAAATTTTTTCTGATCTTAACTTCTGCAAATGTTAACTGCTATTTTTATGCTAAAAATGGTTATCAAAACTCAAAAACACATGTTTATAATCAATGAGTTATAGAAATGCTAAGGGCTAATGAGTTATATGCAAATTAGTAAAATTATGTTGCTATGTCAAATAGTTACGATTTAGTCATCTAACTAATGCTGCGCCATATGGGTTGGACTGAAGCAGCTGACCTGATTGTTAAAGGTATGGAAGGCGCTAAACTGCTGAAATGTTCAGAGTTTGGTGATGCGATCATCGAAAATATGTAATTACCACATGTGTTAAATATTATAACGGGCGTATAACACGCCCGTTGTTTTATGATGATGTAAAATCTTCCCCAAAACTTCCCCAAAACTGGCTATTTTCTATGCTGTTTTGATATCTACGATAACCCGGTATTTACAGAGTTTCCTCAAAGAATGGAGCTAATACTGAAATCGCTTCAGCCACATAGGCTTTGCCGTCATAGAGGTCCATATGGTTAGCGCCTTCAACAATGTGATAGCGTTTATCCTGACTTGATGCTCGATCGTACAGGTCGTCACTCATCCATTTACTTCCTGCCAGACTGCCCGCCACAATCTGCATCGGCTGAGTCAGGTACACTTCCGCCATATGGTAAGCATCATAGGTAATCATCTGGTTAAGGCTGCGCAAAGTAGCGTAACCCGGTGCTGTTGGATACTGCGCGCGAGAGGTGTGGTAATACTCCCAGGCCTGACGCAGTTCTTCGTTCGGCGCATCGGACTCTTTCATTGGCGCCAGTGGCATAATGGCGTATTCTCCGCTGCTAATATCGCTGGTTCGGGCGTTTGAACCCGCTTCAATGTGTGGCAGAGCATCAATAGATTTCACATTGTTTTCCCAACCATTGCGGAACATCGAACCAATATTGACCGCACTAACGGTGCCGATAGCCTTGATGCGGCGATCCTGAATTGCAGCATTGGCTGTATATCCTGCACCAGCACAAATTCCCATCGCACCAATTCGGGCATTGTCGACATAAGAAAGTGTTGTCAGGTAATCAATTACGGCACTGACGTCTTCAGTACGAATGTATGGGTTTTCTAACTGACGCGGCTCGCCGCCGCTTTCACCTTGATAAGATGCGTCATAAGCAATAGTGACAAATCCCTTTTCCGCCAGTTTTTCGGCATAGGTTCCGGCCGTTTGCTCTTTAACGCCCCCACCAGGGTGAGATACCACAATTGCCGGATACTGACGGGTTTCATCAAATTGGGGAGGGAAATAGATCACAGCAGACAAAGAGATGGTTGGATTATTGCTGTTAGTGAAGCTGACTTTATTATTCATCATTCTGTTCCTCATGGCGTTGCCGGTTCGTTTTAACGGCTGGTGATATCACTATAGATATTGATCATTAAGTTGATTAGACCCAAAATCATGATTGGACCTATCATTTAAATGATTAATAGATTGTATAGAGATACTGAATGAAGCGTGAAGAAATCGCTGATCTGATGGCATTCGTCGTCGTTGCAGAGGAGCGTAGCTTCACTCGCGCAGCAGTCCGCTTGGGCATGGCGCAGTCAGCTTTAAGCCAGATAGTGCGTCGTATAGAAGAACGATTGGGATTGCGGCTCCTGACGCGAACCACGCGTAGCGTTGTGCCAACTGAAGCGGGCGAACATCTTTTATCTGTTCTTGGCCCGATGTTGCATGACATAGATTCAGCCCTGTCATCCCTGAGTGAGCTGCAGAATCGCCCATCCGGGACAATACGTATTACTACAGTAGAACATGCAGCAAAGACGATACTGCTACCAGCCATGCGCACATTCCTGAAATCGCATCCTGAAATTGATATTCAGCTTACCATTGATTATGGTTTGACCGATGTCGTTTCTGAACGTTTTGATGCAGGTGTCCGTCTGGGAGGGGAGGTGGATAAAGATATGATTGCCATTCGAATCGGGCCTGATATACCAATGGCTATTGTTGGCTCACCGGATTATTTTTCCCGCCGAAGCGTTCCAACGTCAGTGTCACAATTAATAGACCATCAGGCCATTAATTTGTATCTTCCCACATCGGGTACAGCGAATCGCTGGCGATTAATACGTGGTGGACGTGAGGTTCGTGTTCGCATGGAAGGTCAGCTTTTACTGAATACGATAGATCTGATCATTGATGCTGCAATTGATGGGCACGGATTAGCGTATCTACCTCATGATCAGGTTGAGCGGGCGATTAAAGAAAAAAAACTGATACGTGTTCTGGATAAATTCACACCAGACTTACCCGGTTATCACCTGTACTATCCACACCGTCGGCATGCTGGCTCGGCATTCTCCTTATTTATAGATAGGCTGAAGTATAAAGGCGCTGTTTAGTTTTGCTTGATGATACGTTGATTTCATTTTTCCCTTAACGTGTTCACAGTTCCTTTCGACGTTTTAGTTATTTTTTCTTCTTCATACAATGGCGGCAATTACTTTCTTTTATTTTTATTATCGTGGATGTTAATACCAGAACTTCTGACCCTACGATGCATGTTTTTTGTATATTATCTGTATCAGGCAAAGAGTGGCGCAAATTGTGGATGGTGGGGGAGTATAACCCGGAAGAGTTTACATTTTTGAACGGTATTTTTTGTAATGTAAAGGAAAATCTGTGTCGGAATGATCGCTATTTGGGTGCAGATGGCAGAAGGAGTGGGGAAATAAATAATAATTCTACGATGATATTATTTGGTTGTATCGGTTAGTGATGAACTCAGGTCGCCAGATGCTGCACTATCTCCGGCGTGGATGATGCTTTCAGTCTCAGACTTACTGACATCGCTCAATGGGATTCTTTCGTCCTCAGTGAGCGCATCGAAACCATAACTAACCAATTGAATAGCCTGCAAGAGTATGTGAGATCACAGTGTTCATATTAGAAAAGTCTTATCATAAGATTTTTTATATGGATGCATTATGTCTCAATACGCTCGTGCCGCTTTAATTGCTTATAATTTGGTTGCCGATAAATCAATGTCTCCTCGTGAGGCTTGGGACGCCGCTGTTGCTAAGGTTACAAAAAGCGAATCCTCAAGAAAGAAGGGATGCCCAAGGGCAACGTTTCTCGCCTTGGCGGATTGCGGTTATCTGAAGAATGTAGAACCACAGTATGGGGAGAAAAAAGGCGGTAAGTTGTACCAAAGGGCGGTTGAAGTTGCGAATCTGATTCTTGATTTACCCGGAATTAGCAAAGCTGAGTTAGTTGATAAAACTTGCTATAAAGACGGGCAAGGGTCTTATGACATTGTGCTAACACTCGCTCAGTGCGGATTTCTCCAACGCCCTCAGCAAGATATTAAGTGATTTATGGCCTCGCTGTTAGCGGGGTTTTTTCATATCTGAATCTCACCACCGGATGCACTGACTGGCTTCGTGGCTGTTTTCAACAGTGAGGAGGCATCGTGGCATCTCGTTGAAGACCCGCGGGGTAAGACTGTCAGTGGCGTGGCTTCAGGTAATGCGCTATCCCTTTAAAAGGGAGGTTATACCTCCCTTTCTTTGCAAACGTTAACTTTCTTAGTATAGCAAATCGAATTTGAGGGTATATCCTTATTTACAAATGTAAAAGCACCAATTTTTACATTATCACCTATAGTAATGTTATCTGCGATAATACAGGAGTTCGCTCCAATATTTACATTGTCACCAATGCTAATTCTATTAGTATTGTTGTTTTTTAAGCCAATTGTTGTGTTTTGCCTTATATTGAAGTTTCTACCAATTGTGGCATATTGATCCTACCCATGTAATATGGACACAAGCCTAAGCGAGGTTCTGATTTTCAAATTGTTCCG